GATCTGCGGCAATATAGCCCCCCATATCCAAGATGCTATAGTGGTCGTCAGCGACCTGTACCGATATCTCCCGGTCGTGAGTTTCCTGCTGCCTCTTTTCCTGATTCTGAGCTAAGGTATTAGTAATATTAAACTGACGCACGCTCTCGTCGTACGACTGATCGTACTGACGCTTCTGCTCTTCGAACCTTGCTTTCGCGAGCTTGTTCTCAGTTTGCTGCTGACCAAAAGCCATTGCGCTTTGCGCGCCGGCTAACATGCCGTCTAAAAGGGCCATAAAATTCTCTCTTTAAAAGGCAAAAGCCATGATTGCCATCGCACCCAAACTACCAACGGTGCTCATAGTTTGCGCTTTGGACGCGGCTTTCGCTGAGTCGTACGCGTTTTTACGTTGCGTCGCATTAGCCGCGGCTGAGCCCATTTGAGACAGGGACGATCGGTTAACGCCTTGCCCGATATTAATTAGGTCTGCGAGTTTGTTTTGATTAAGTTCGCGCTGCGCAATGCGGGCGTCATTGACCGACTGTATAGACCCAAGCGTGTTACCACGTTCGAGAGCTCGTCTCTGTTCTTGTGCTTGAGCAGGCGTTAGCGCGGCCCCATACCGACTAGCGTTACGGTCTGATACACCCTGCGCTATACCGGAGGCAATCTGCGCATTCTCGCGTGACGCATCGATCAACGACGTGTCTGTTTGCGACTCGGTTATCATTTGCTCTTCGAAATCGCGATACTGACTAACGTAGTCAAGATATTCTTGTCGCGTTATGTTGGCGTATGTCTTTTCGGGGTCCGAAACATTTGGAAGCCCTCCAATTTGCCCTCCGTTTTGCCTTGCGAGGCCCGCTAGCGCGGCTTCTCCTAACATTGAAAAACTACCTGCTCCCAGCATTTTTAACCCCCACCAAAAATATTTGAAAACGCAAGACGGTTATTGAAACCAGAAACTTTTTGGCCAGCGTCATCGACAGGGCTAAAGAATGAACCTTTGACTGTCTCCATTATCGGCTTACCATTTGCGTCAACTTTGCCTGTGTCTTTCTGGCCAGTTGTCGCTTTGTTTGCCATACCCTGCGCAAGGGCGGCACCTGCTACCTGACCTATAGCGGTCATCTTCGCTTGGGACACCAGCTGCTTATTCTTAGCGCGCTCTAGCGCTTGAGAGGTCGCGAGGTTTGCTGCTTGCGCCATACCAGACTGGGCATCAGACGCTTGGCCTCGAGCGGTTCCTAGCACGTTCATTTGTTTTTTGTTGCGAATATCTTCAGCGGATTTGTCCGCTATACCAAGTTGGCCCTGGTAAGCTTGCGCGAGGTCTTCTGACCCTTGGCCAGACATAGCCTGCTGCGCCATCGGAGCGGATGTAAGTGCTTGCATAGTGTCGGCGTTTGCGCGACCTCTAAGCGTCTTATCGTCGTTAGTGCCTAGGGAGTCATCGCGCATCTTCTGTAGCAGCGGATCATACTTCTGTTTGAAGTAGGTATACTCTGCCATCGCGACAGACGCTGACGCTTTTTCGCCTTCTGATGCTTGATAGTCCTGTTGCTTAGGTTTGCTACCCATTAGAGTTCTCTCGTGTAGACTACTGTGTCTTTCTTCCAACCTTGCGATATGAGGTATGGCTCAATCGCAGTAATTGGTGTTCGTACTTCTATATTGCTAAAGCCGTTTTCTTTTGCGACTGCGGCGAAAAAATCGTAGTACTGAATCACGCAGTTTTGTCCGCGGACCTTGGCCCACGCTAACCAGACTAAGAATGTCCTGGCACCCGTAAACTCGTCCCGCTCTCCCGTCGTTATCACAAAACCTTCTGGGGCAACCCAGAGGTGGGCTTCTTGGTTCAAACAGGCTGCGTACACGTCTTCTGGTATGAAAGTTAGCTGAGGCTGCTCGGCTAATATTTCTTTAATACCTTGTTTTACCCACGCCCATTCTTCCCGGATATTCGCTCGCGCCGGGTTAGCCGCCGCGGCCATAGTGTCTACGTCTTGTGCGCCATGCACCTGTCGTTCCACCATATCGAACTCTCCTAGCTACTCCGGTATCTGCGCCACGCGCTTTACGCTCCGCTATCATGGTGCCTTCGTTAAATAAAGACCCATACACACTAGCGCCTTGAAGGTCTGTCCATTCTTTGTTTGGGATTCTTAGCAGTCGGAATAGGGCACCATTGATAATGGTGTCTCTATAGTCGTTCATGACCCCGTCATCACACGCAGAGCTTGTGTGCGTTGGCTTGAGTACGGCCCTGACGATGGTGCTTGATACGCCCGTTGCTGTTGGAATCGGGGCTAACCAAACCAATGCTGACCCCTGCTGTACGTAGTATTCAGGTACGCCGTTTCCTTCACGCCATTTAGGAATTCTTTGCTCTAAAAGGGTAGAGGTTAGGGGTTCGAGGTCTTTGCCTTCATGAGTAATCCATAGGATCTTTTGCACCGCCGTGCCTGACGGGGCTTCTAGGTCATACTCGTAGATATTGCCAACAGTTGTCAGAGGGTCTAGTTCAGCTTGATACACGCTCGCGCGTTCACAGAGCTCAATGACGGCAGACCTGATGTTGTTTTTAATCAACGAGTCAGGGCACCCTGGAACCATCGGTAGGATATCGGGCAGTAGCGCTTCGTACGAAATCGCCATAATTTACGCCATCGCTAGTTGCTGGGGGGCCCTACGTTCCATATTTGGGTTTGTGATCGCGTCGATCTGTCCCTTGCCCGTAATAGATGCTGTAAACAACTGGAAGTGGCTAGACGCGCGCTGCTGATTGCCAGCGTATTCGGCATCTTTCATGTAGGCCATGTACAAAACGTAGTTCAGCACCGCGTTCGCGAAAATGTCAGGGATAGACAAATTATCTACCTGAGCAACAGCCGCAGGGTTAGAGGAGTAGATGATCTCTAAATAAGCCGCCCCATTTACGCCGGGGTATACGTAAAAATTACGTGGGTTGCTCTCGTCATAGATATAGTGCTTTACGACAGCGGTGTGCGCCGCATCGCCAGCTACTGTGGGGTCATGCCAGTCTGGCGTTTGTGCGTCGAGAACTTCTCTGTCCACTAAACGTACAGCGCGCTTGCCCGTACCGTTGCTCGCGGAAGACATGTTTCTGACGACCTTCAACAGGCGGTTGCCACCAGTAGGGATCGACTGCTTAGTGCCAGCGATAAGAGTAATCGTATCGTTAACTGCTGCGGCATCGGGTTTTAAAAGGGCGATTTCTCGCTGTGCGTCGTTCACCCATAAGACAAGTTCTGCGACAACAGGCCATCGAACTCCGGTTGTGTCTTGCAGCACTGTCTGTGCTCTGTCAATTACGCTCTGTACTGTGACTGCCATCGTTTTTTACCTATGAGTTGAGGATTGATTCCCAAGCAACTTCTCGAGCATCTGCGTCGACCGTTCTCCCAAGGGCTTTGTTTACAGCAGCCGCTTTAGGGTAACCATCGGCTTTAAAATTCCTTGGGTCACCTTCGTCCATCATCTTTTCAAGACAGGTGACTAGTTCATCATCGACAGACACTGATGAATTTTGTGTGGCTATAGTTTCTTCAATTTCTTCGAAAACAGCGATTTCAGCATCGCGTTCTTCGACGTATTTTTCGTTGTACTCTTTCGCGCCCATCTGGATGGCAATAAGGCCAATCTCGGCGGAGATCTCTCTGGGTACGCCTGCTTCAAATAGAACAGCTGTCCCGCCTAGTGTCGTTACTCGTAGCGACTCTTTGCTTACAATCTTCATGATTAGTTCCTCTAAAGTAAAAAGCCCCCTCCGAAGAGGGGGCGATTGTCTTACTGTGCAGTATCTAGGGCGATAACACCGAAGTCCTGTATAGAGCCACTGATGTCGCTGTTATACTTAGGCTTACGGAGACCGAAGATCTTGCCTACTGAGATACCAGACTGGTTGCCGTAGTCGAAAGTATCTTCAACCATTTCAGGCAAGCCAATGTCAGCCAGGGCCAGGGCCTGAGCACCACAGAACAGAGCACGTCCGCCAACTACGTCAGCGTCAGCACCCCACTTGTAGCCAGCTGCGCCAGCGTTAGCAGAAGTACCAGTAGTAGCACCGGAAGTGTTAAACACGTGGCGGAACTCATGGATCATGACACCGTCAACCATCAACGACGCAGAGCCAGAGAACAAGCTGTTAGAAGTTCCACGAACGCCAGCGTTGCGGACGTTAGCCAGGAAGTCAGAATCTAACTTCAGGGCTGCCATCTGCTGAGGAGTAACGAACATGTGGAAAGTCTCTTGGTTACCAGCACCACGAATACCACGAATGTAGTTGTCTTTAGCATAAGCCTTCAACTCTACGATAGTGCGGTAGCCGATCTTGTCAGCGCCTGCAACAGCAGTAGTGTCGCCAGCGACTAGGCCGCTAGTAGCATCCCAACGACGGTGACGGTCGCTAGTTGGAGCTGACACATCAGAAGCAAACTCAAGGTCAACCAGCTCGTGTCCAGCAGAAGCTGAAGTAGCGCGGAGGCCGCCGTTGTTTTTCTGAGTGTAGGCAACACCTGACAAAGTCAAGAAAGCCAACTGGTCGCAGCGGTCAGCCATTGCATAAGCAAGTGCGTCGCGAGACTGCTCACGGAAGTTAACTACAGTCTTCTGGTCAGCCATACGGCCAGCGATGCGGTTAGCAAAACGTAGCTGGTCTAGACCAATGCTGATGTCGAACGCGCGGAGGGCTTCTTCGTTTCCTTCCAGCGTGTTGTCACCAGTGATACCGTCGCCGGTCATGTCAGCAAGCAAAGTGATGTTTGCTTTGGTGCCTTTTTGGTTCTTAGTAAGTTCAGTTACGCGCTGAACCATAGCGTTTGAACCCGCGCCAGCGAACTGGTTGATGAAAGATTGATTGCGAGCTACTTTCCAGAAGTCGCGGCTCCAAGCTTGGAGTTGGTCACCAGTCAAGGTGCCGAAATTTGTTAAAGCCATGATGGCCTCCTAATAAATTGACAGAATAATTTTATGCGGCACATGCCGCCTTATCAGCCGACTTAAAGGAGCGGCTAATCCGTATTCCCGTATCGTGGGACAACGAACTAGCGCTGATTAGCGAGGTGCGACCTCGACAGGTTTTACGCCTTTGTAGGCGGGGGGTTACGTTTTTTACGGCTACGGGCCGACCCCATATCGCAGGGATGGACGTATTAGCATATTAGTACAGCTAATATAACAAAGCAACCGCTATTCGTATATTGTTACTTTTTGTGGGTCTACAAATTCAGGAACGCAGTAAGCGTGCACGGGAGTCTCGTATTTTCTGAGTGTCCCCTGAACTGTTAGCTCCTCTGCATACCATCTGCACCGCGATAGCCCTTGCCAGTAGCTCTTTGCGTTCTGCTGTATTTCACCGTTCACTACAATTATTAACGCAAAGACTAGTTGTTTCACCACTTAGCCTTGTCAGCCCAATAAGCAGCTGACATTTTGCCTTTCGAGATGTTCTTCGCGTGCCGTGCTTTGAAGCTCGCGCGTTTGGCCTTCATCCTTTCAGACTCACCCGCCTTGGGTTTGCCCGCGGTCGACGCACCTTGCTCACCGAAACGGATGGTTTTGATCTTATCTCCCTCTTTAGCCACCACAATGTGCGACTTTTTTGGGTGAGAAGGCGTCCGCTTGGGTTTATTAAAGCCCGAGACTCCTGCTCGGGCTATTCTTGGGTCTTTTTTAGTGGGCATTACTCACCTCGTTAGATAATATCGCCTCTGATACGCCGTAACGTAGCTTCAGGCAGCGCGGCGAACTCTTCTTCAGTCATGGACGATAGGTCAAACCCTTTATCACCATGATT